GGCCAACAAGGACGGCCAGGACGAGTCAAGCTCCGGCCAGGGCCGGCACAGGGGCACGCCAACCTTTGACCCCACCAAAGCCCTCGCCGAGGGACGCACGTGCTACGTGAACATGGGCCAAGGCGTGCTGATCGTCTACAACGGGTTCATTGCAGGCAAGTACCCGGTGGCAAGCCCACGCACTGTGGGCGCAGGGCGCAACGTGCGCATCGGCACATACGGGGACGGCGCTGCTGCACCCAGCTACGTGTGGGACGACCTGCTGTTCGGGGCCAAGGGGCACACAGCCTACAGCCACAACGGCGGCGACCCCGGGCGCTACATGGTCAGTGCCGACAGCCTACAGCAAGCCCAGACAGCATGGGCCAGCAAGTACCGCACGTTCCGCGTGGTGCACAGCGTAGAAGAGATCGACCGCAAGCACGAGGTGCTGTGCCCAGCCAGCAAGGAGGCCGGCTACAAGGCGACATGCGCCACGTGTCTGCTGTGCGGGGGCACATCGGTGCAGGCCAAGAGCATCGCCATACCTGTGCACGGCAGCGGTGCTGTGCACTTTCAGTAAGTAACTCGGGGGAACCGTTCCCCCAAGAACCCGTAGCCGGTGCGGTTCACCGGCAGTTAACTGGAGATAGAAATGAACAACGCAACCCGCAAAACGCTGGCCGACTTCACGGTGCAGATCGAGGCCATCAAAGACCAACTGGCAGACATCCAAGGCCAGCTTGAGTCGATCAAGGATCAGGTCGAGACCGTAGGTGAGAAAGAGCGCGAGAAGTTCGACAACATGCCCGAGGGCCTGCAAGAGAGCGACAGGGGTCAGGCGATACAGGAGGCTGCTGACACGCTGGAGTCGGCCGTGAGCGACATGGATGACGCCATCAACGGCGTCGAGAACGCCATTGCCAACATTGAAATGGCAATGGCCTAAAACCCGTAGCCGGTGCGGTTCACCGGCAGTTAACTGGAGATCGATATGTTTTTTGAAGTTGAATTGAAGCGTGAGTCCTACGTGACCTACATCATAGAAGCAGACAGCCCCGACGAGGCGGAAGACAAGGCGTGGGAAGAGTTGAAGGAATCCGGCGATTTTGGCAAAGATGCCAGTTGGAGCGTCGAGTCTATTGAAGATGTGGAGGCAACATGAAAAAGAAACGCTGGACATACAAGGTGTACTACGCAGGCCGGTTCGTGGCTTCGTTCACATCACGGGCGAAAGCCCGGGAGTTTATGGAGAACATGACTGACTTCGACGTGCCCTTCCTCATCACGCCCGACATTGCGGGGCAGACAGCGTACATGATTGGAACACTGAAATGAAACCCTTCCTGTGGGCACTGACCCAAGCAATCCTCGGCGCTGCCATCTGGGGCGGCGTGTTTATCTATTACTTTTGGAGCATGACACCATGACCGGATACAAACTCTTCCGCAAGATGCGGGACGGGTACGCCCCGCTGTTCATCAACAAGCGACTGCGGCTGCAGCCGGGGTGCACATACCCGATGGAGGATCACCCTACCAAGGGCTTCGCCCACCGTCCGGGCTGGCACATCTGTAGTGAGCCCATCGCCCCGCACTTAAGGCAAGGCGGGGACAGGGTGTGGTGCAAGGTGCGGTTCGACAAGCTGGACGTTATCGAACGCCCACTCAGTCAAGGCGGCATCTGGTATCTAGGGAAAACCCTGACGATTCTGCACGAAGTTATCTAAAAAATCCCCACATCTGTGGTATTCTCGTTACCGCGTTCTTTCTTATTAACTTTTATGGAGTATTCAAATGGCACACGAACTTACAACAAACCAAGACGGTCAAGTCGAATTCGCATACCTCGAGCGGGACGGCCTGCCGTGGCACGGCCTCGGCCAAGCGATGCCTATGGGGGCAAGCATCGAGGACTGGCGCAAGCAGTCGGGCATGGACTGGCGTATCCAGCGTAGCAAGGTGCGCTACGCGGTCAGCCGTGACGAGGGCGCTGTGTTCGAGGAGATGGCTGACCAGCACGTACTGTTCCGCAGCGACAGCAAGAAGGCGCTCGGACTTGTGTCCGAGAAGTACAAGGTCGTGCAGCCCAGCGAGGTGATCGAGTTCTTCCGCGACATTGCCCGGGCAGGCGGGCTGGAGTTGAGTGCAGCGGGCACGATCTTCGGAGGCCGGCGGTTCTGGGCGACAGCCAAGATAGGTGAGGCGAGTCCAACCAATGTACGTGACAAGATCGGCGGGTATTTGCTGATCAGCACCAGCGCTGACGGTTCGCTGGCAACTGAGGTGAGGCGCACGACGGTGCGCACGGTATGCTCCAACACGCTGGCGATGGCGATGGCGGATGCGCCGGCCTCGATCAAGGTGTCACACAAGTCGGTGTTCGACCCCGCAGCCGTGCGGGACTTCATGGGGCTCAACGAGGCGGCGTGGGAGGCGTTCAAGCATCAGGTCGTGCGGCTGGCTAACAAGCCCGTGATCCTCGAGGCGGCAGAGAAGATCACCGCGGACCTCCTCGGTGGTGGCGACAAGGTGTACGCCACAGCGGGCTACAACAAGATCCTCGACCTGTTCCAAGGGCAGGCGAAGGGGGCTGACTTCGACGGTGTGAATGGCTCTGCTTGGGGCTTCATCAACGCCGTGACTGAGTACGCGGACTGGTTCTCTCGGGCACGTACGCATGAGAACCGCTTCGTGTCATCGCAGTGGGGTCTGGGCGCAGACCTCAAGCAGCGTGCACTGGACGCTGTGCTGGCAGTTTAATCAACCGGGGGCTTCGGCCCCCACAACAAACCAACAGGAGAAATCAAATGAACATGAACAGACTAAACGTATTCCGCCGCCTCGACGAACTCGAGACCGCCAACATGCACTTGCAAGTCGTGTTGAAGAGCGCACGCGCAGACATCAAGACCCTGCAAGCAGAGACGCGGAACTTAACGCTGGGGGTGTTGAGGGTGGACAAAGAGGCACAACCCGCGCCGGCAGCACAACCCACGCCAGCAGCAAAGCTTAAGCCAAAGAAACGCAAGCCATACATAACAGAGGCGAAAAGGAAAAAGAACCGAGAGTACGCACGTAAGTACTACGCCAAGAAGAAAGCAGAGAAGCTGGCAGCGATGGAGGCAGCATGAACCTAACGCAACAATTCAAACGGCTGACCAGACGCCTGACCCCTGCAGAGATGGCTGCTGCTGAACTGGCTGAGGCTGAACTGCATAGGCTGGAAGCACATAGTGCCGTAGAGTACGCCAGCAGCGTGGTGTCTTACGAAGACGCCCGAATCAAACGATTGAGGAAGTTCTTAGCAGATGCGGAGAAACAAGCATGAGTGGCATTCATATTGACACGACTGGCCTTCATGTCGCCAAGATTGACAAGTACGGCCCTGCGTACACAAAAAAGTCTGTCATTAACACAGTCGCTGCCGAGGTCGATAGCACTAATGGCAGTTTTATTACCCGAGGAACAAAGACCATGACTATTGATATGCAAAAAGCCACCCACACGTTGACCGACGCAGAGCGTATGTTTGCAAGGGCTATAGACAGCTATCAAGCGCAGACCGCTGCGTTAGCTGCGTCAGCCAAGAAATGTTCGGGCGATGTGCGCCAAGCCGCTAATGACTTGGCGTCTGGTTTAAGCAAGGTAGAAAAGACAGCCAACTTTGCTAACCTTGAACGCTATGTAAATTTGTTAGAGAGGGCCGCCGCTGCTATGCAAATGCTGGCCGAGTTAGAAAAGTCCGGCAAGCTGGACAAGATTGCAGGGGCTTTGAAATGACATGGCCCTTCCCCACCCAGCTACCACCCAACCGGCCCATCCCGCCGATGCCGTTTAACCCCAACAACCATGAAGAGTCACCGCTATGAGCATACTAGAAGAGATTAAAGTCAACCGCACCCCCACACACATGGTGCGCCCCGCAAGCATAGAGTTGCAAAAGAAAACCAAGCAGACGCTTGGGGAATACGTGGAGCGCGAGAAGCTGCCCGGTGAAGTTAAACGGGCTGAAAACGACTTGTGGGAGCGACCAATGTACCGCTCCGGTGACGGTGACAGTATGCGGCAGGTTCCACGGGCAGGAAGTTTGGATGCGTTCAGTTTGCCAAGCAGGGGGAATCGGACATGAAAGACGATGAAGTAGAGGATTTCTTTAAGTACGGCTGGATAGATGCCACCATAGCCATTGCCATCGCGCTGCTTGCGCTGGTGGCGCTGTTTTTCTTTGCGGGGTATTTGACATGACGAACGAAGAGTACAACAAACTGTTTCACAGGGCACAGGTAAACCTAGTAGCATTTAAGCAGGTAAACGATTGCGACGACGAGTTGCGGAGTATGGTGGAAATGGCTGTTGCTGCCGAGCGAGAGGCTTGCGTGCGGATGTGCAATGAAGCAGACAAATCCACGCACCCGGCAGATTTAGCTGCTGCTATCCGTGCAAGGGGAAACACATGACAGGATTTGAATCAAAGCGCCAATCAGCGCAGGACAAGCTGGACGATGAGGCAGACACGCTGACGATCGTGTACCAGCAAGGTTTTGCCGATGGCAAGCGATCAGCACAGCGCACATGGGTAGGTCTGACGGATGAGGAAGTAGAGCTCTACTGGGATTGGGAAGATTTTCAGATTGGGGCTGGGCGCTCAACTATCTTCAAAATGGTTAGAGATATTGAGGCCAAACTAAAGGAGCGCAACACATGAATCAAAAGAAACAGCAACTACATGAGCGCCTTGGCATGTCCGTGGAGGAAGCACTCAACCGATTGATTTCGTTTGGGCAGCTTAACCACAAGTACAAGCAAGAACACGGCGAGTCGATTAACCCTCAACATCTTGACGCTGTGCTTAACGCCACACAACCAAAGGAGAAGATATGAAGTTAATTGATCTGCACTGGAACAACAATAAAGGTGAGGGCCATGTTAAGTACACCAAAGAATTTGAGGAGGCGCATATTGTTTTGCAGCTTGACATGTTGCAAGACTGCCTCGTTGATTTGGAGGATAAGTACAACTCACTACTAGCAAAACCGGAGAAGAACGGGTGAAGCGGCCATACGGTAGGACACTGACCGGGCACACCGTACCCTATGGAACGCTTGTAAATGCAAGTAAAGAACTGCGCAGTGCGTACTACAACTACGGCTACCTACGTGATGAGGATATGCCCGAGTTGCCATGCATACCCTTGGAAGGTGAGTATGTTGATCCCATAGAAGAGGTGTACAAGAAAGACGTTGCTAGACTTATCAAAGAGGCACTGGATGACGTTACCCCAAGACAAGAGAAGGTATTGCGGCTGCGGTTTGGGATTGGTGTGGCACAGGAGCACACGTTTGAAGAAATCGGCGTGGTGCTTAATTTGACAAGTAGTCGCATCAGGCAGATCGAAGGCAAGGCAATACGCGATATCAAGCACCCGGCACGTTCATACAAACTTAAACAGTTAATTACATTTGCAACATGGAGGAACACATGACACCCGAAGACGAAGAATTTGAACGCATCGCGCATGAACAGAAGAGACTTGCGGAATGGGCCCAGAAAGGGCCACCGAAGAAACCTTGGTCACAGCAGACCATTGAAGAGCGCGTTGACACAGCAATCAGCCAGTGGGAGAAAGCCCTAGCCAGAGTTGATCACGATGGCACGGCGCTGAATCACGACACTTATGACAAAGACCCCGTGCGGTTCAGCACCGCAACGGACTATCAAACATTTGTGCAAGTGCTGCACAGTATCAGGGGGACGCCATGACTGACCTCACCGAAGCCGGTCTCACGAAGATAATGGAAGAGATGCGGCAGATGATGAAAGACGCCTGTGAACCAATAACGCTGAAGCCAACTAAGCTGCTTATTCAACCCGCTGCTTTGGCCGAGCTTGGCCTGACGGTGGATGATGTAAAGAAGATGATCAGGGAGAACCAATGAGAGACAAGCGCATTTCCAAACAGAAACGAGTAGGGGAGCCGCTGTCAGTGGTCTACTGCATAAAGGTTACGCAGAGCCAGCGTACTGCACTGATGCGACTTGGCCCCGAGTGGTTACGAGAACAAATAGAAAAGGCCAAGAATGATAAAGCCCCACAGAGTTAAGGTCAGCCACGCTGTCTTGACGCAAACAATGCAGCTTTTGTTGCAAGGAACCGTGACCGCACAACAACTCAGTAGCCATACTGGTGTACACTTGGTCACCGCCCAAGAGTGGCTGCGGGAGCTCAAAGCCGGGGCCATCATACATGTCGTGGGCTGGCTGCAGGACTCGCTTGGGCGAGACGCGATCCCGGTCTATGGGATGTGGGAAGGGGTCGACAAGCCCCGGGCTAAGATGAGCCGAGCAGAGATATCGAAACGCTACAGAGAGCGACAGAAGGAGAAACAATGAGCGCAAATGAGATACAAGTGGCCGGCAGCCACTACAAGACCAAGGCTGTGCAGCCGTGGGACTACATTGCAGCCAATGAACTCGGGTACTTCGAGGGCAACATCGTTAAGTACGTGAGCCGTTGGCGTGACAAGGGCGGGGTCGACGACTTACGCAAAGCCAAACACTACCTCGAGAAGCTCATCGAGCTACAGATTAAAGATTGAGTCGGGCCATCGATGTAGTCTAGACAACCGCCTTGTATATGTGGCCCTAGATTGCGACAGCGCGTAGCCCGACAGCAGTTGTTTGACGCGTTGTCACTCCCCCACCCCGAACCGAGGGGGCGTGGAATTTACATTCCCCCCTCACCTATTAAAGACATGAACACAACAGGAGTTAAAAATGGTACATGACTACACCCGCGCACGTAACACAGACCCCTCAACAAGCCACGAGGCAGCGGACAGCGTAAAGGAGTTTGCTCACGCGCACTACCGCCAGATACTTTTTGCGTTGTTGGCCCACGGCCCGTTGGGTAAAGATGGTATCGCGACAAAAGCCAATACGAATAACCGCGAGGATGGCGTTGCCATATCCCGCCGACTGCCTGAGTTGCAGAAGATGGGGCTGGTATTTCCTACAGGCGAGAGAGTTCAGTCGCGTAGTGGGCGCAGTGAACGTGAATGGGCAATCGACCCAGAAGCTTACCAAGAACTGGTCAAACAGAATGCCGCCCAACGGAGTGCCGCATGACCCCCGAGGCGCTTGTGAAGAAGCGCATACGAAAGATTCTCGAAGAAAGCAAAGCGTACTTTGCGATGCCCATCGGCACAGGCTACGGCAACAGCGGCGTGCCGGACTTCCTCATCTGCAACCGAGGCGGGTTTATCGCAATAGAAGCCAAGGCCGGCAAGGGCAAGACCACCGCGCTGCAAGAGTCGCACCTTGCAAAGATACGGGATGCCGGCGGCATAGCCATTGTGATCAACGAAGAAAACATTCATGCACTCAAAGGAATACTCAATGGAGACTGACATTGATGACGCGCAGATGATGGAGGCGCTGTCCAAACTGGATGTACAAGCGCAGGAACACTTCCGGGCTGTCGTGCGCCTGCTTGCGCTCTGCTATACAAGCCCTGAGCTTTTCAGCGGACTGCTGATAACCCGTTGCGAAGACGAGACACTGCTGACATCGCTGAACGCTAACGAGATGGAGGCTGCGGAAATCCTCAGCAACGCAACGAAATTCATCGGCGCTGTGGTCACGCATGACGCACCGCCACGAGACCAATTCAACTAGGAACTACATGAGCGCACCTTACACAACACTGCTGACATTCGATTTTGAAACTCGCTGGGACAGCAAGGAGTACACGCTGTCCAAGCTCACAACTGAGGAGTACATCCGTGACGATAAGTTCTTGGCTTTCGGAGCGTGCATACATGAATACGGAACCGATGCAATCACTCAATGGTATAGAGGAGATGAGCTTCATCGAATCCTATCGACCTACGATTGGACTAAGACAGCAGTCCTTGCGCATAACGCCCAATTCGATGTTTCCATCCTCTCTTGGCGGTATAACGTCCACCCCTGTTTCATCTTCGACTCCCTGTCAATGGCGCGTGCTCTACGCGGCGTGGAAGTTGGCAACAGTCTCGCAAAACTTGCAATCGATTTTGGTCTTCCCCCCAAAGGGCGAGCCGTGCATAGTACCGATGGTATGGCCGAGCTGGACGCGCTCGTGGAATCTGAACTTGCAGACTATTGCAAACACGACGTATATCTATGCGAACGAATCTTTGATCGCTTGGTCAAAGGATACCCCGCGAAGGAACTACGACTCATCGACATGACGATGAAGATGTACACAAACCCGATGCTTGAGCTTGATGAGGACATGCTGTTCAATGCGCTGCATGAGGAGCGTGAGGCACGCGAGGAACTACTCGAGCGACTGCAGATATCTGACGCGGACCTAGCCAGCAATATTCGCTTCGCGGAACTCCTGCGCAAGGTGGGTATGGAGCCGCCGACCAAGAAGAAGAAACCCACGGTCAGAACGCCCGAGCCTGTCGGAGACAACTACGCGTTCGCCAAGACCGACGCCATGTTCCAAGCAATGCTCAACGGATTTAACGAAGATGTGCGCCAGCTATGCGAGGCGCGGCTCAAGGTTAAGTCCACATCCGAGCGCACACGGGCGCAGCGGTTCCTAGACATTGCAGGGCGCGGCACACTGCCGGTGCCACTGAGCTATTACGGTGCAGCCACGGGCCGGTGGACGGCCAGCAAGGGGAGCGCCATCAACATGCAGAACCTCAAGCGTGGGAGCTTCCTGCGCAAGGCGATCATGGCACCGGAGGGGCATGTGTGCGTGGTGGGTGACCTGTCTCAGATCGAGCCCCGGGTGCTGGCATGGCTGGCGGACTACGACGACATGCTGCACATCTTCAATGCCGGCGGGGATCCGTATGCACAGTTCGGTGCACAGATGTTTAACATCCCTGACTTGAGCAAAGAGAGCCATCCGGATTTGAGGCAGTCGGCCAAGAGCGCGTTGCTCGGTGCAGGATACGGTCTTGGCTGGGCATCGTTCGCAGCGCAGCTACTGGTGGGCTTCCTCGGGGCTCCGCCGCAGCGCTACGACAAGGGCTTCGCCAAGAAGCTGGGGGTGACAGGTGACTACATCGAGCGCTTCCTTGAGTGGGACGACAACGTGGTCAAGATGAACGAGATCCCGCACACCTGTACGACACAGGAGTTGCTGATCCACTGCGTGGCAGCTAAGAAAATCATCGACATCTACCGTGCCACGGCACACGCTGTTGTGGGGTTCTGGGAACTGTGCTCCAGCCTGATCCAGCGTTCGTTGGCGGACGGTGAGGAGTACCGGCACAAGTGTCTTATTTTCAGGAAAGAAGAAATAGTTCTTCCCAGCGGCATGAGTTTGTTGTATCCTAACCTTCGTCAGCAGAAAGACAAAGATGGTAGGAGCCAGTGGGTATACGGGCCAGACGCTACCAAGATCTATGCCGGCAAGATCACGAACAATGTTACGCAGGGAACAGCACGTGTGGTGATGACTGATGGGATGCTCAGGGTTGCCAAACGCTACCCTGTGGTGGGAACAGTGCATGACGAGTTGATCGCCATTGCACCGGAGAAGGAAGCGCAAGAGGCGCACAAGTGGGTGCTTGAGCAGATGACGCTCGAGCCGAGTTACATGCCGGGGATTCCTCTGGCGGCTGACGGTGGCTTTCACCGTAGGTATGGACTAGCAAAAAAGTAGGAGAACATCATGAACGCAATTCCAACGGCAGTTAAGGTAGGCAAGCAGCCCTATCAAGTACAGTACAAACAACGAACGCCTAAGACCATGTACGGCAGCATTTACTATGACCGCAAGATCATTGAGGTGTTCAAGAACGATGACGCAGCGCGGGAACGTAACACGTTCTGGCACGAGTTGACACACGCCATCCTGCACGAGATGGGACATGAGCTTAGCCGCAACGAGAAGTTTGTCACTGAGTTTGCTGACAAGCTCAGCGGGGCTGTGGACAGCGCAAGGTTCGACTCGCATGTCTGAGCACCAAGTCAAGTGGAGCCATAGCTCCCTCAAAGATTTCGAAGGCTGTGCTCGGCGCTACCATGAAGTGAAGGTGCTCAAGAAGTACCCCTTCCAAGAGACCGATGCCACACGCTACGGCGTGCAAGTCCACGAGGCCATCGAGCATTACATCAAGGACGGCAAGCCGATCCCGCCACACTACGCGCAGTTCCAGCCGGTGGTGGACGCGATGATGCAGAAGACTGGGCGGGTGCTGGCTGAGTACGAGATGGCGCTGACCAAGGACTTGAGGGTGTGTAAGTGGGACTCCCCGAATGCGTGGGTTCGCGGTATCGCTGACATCCTGATCGTGGACGACGACAACCTGACCGCATGGGTGGGGGACTGGAAGACTGGGGGCAACCGCTACCCGGATCGAGACCAGTTGGTGTTGATGTCTATCATGACCTTCGCACACTTCCCACACATACGCAAAGTCAACAGCGCTTTGCTATTCATTGTCAAGAACGACATGGTCAAGATGCAGATGCAGCGGGATCAAGCCGACGCTGCATGGTGGAAGTACCGTGAGCGTATCGCACGGCTGGAAGCATCGTTTGCAAACAACGTATGGAACCCAACACAGACACCGCTATGCGGGTGGTGTCAGGTGACCGGGTGTGAATTTAACCCCAAGCACTAGGAGAAAGTTATGACCCAAACCAACGGCAAGCGTGACTACAAGCACGCATACAAACTGCAAAAGAAAACCGGCGAGACGCAAGACCAACTCGAGCGCCAGAAGGCTCGGGGTATCTATGACAAGAATGGTGTGCCCCGCGATGGCAAAGACATTGACCACATCAAGCCCCTGCGTGCAGGCGGCAAGACGATCCCCGGCAACCTGCGCTTGCGCGGGAAGAAGGCCAACCAAGCGGACAACGGCAAGTAATGGAGATCCTCGACAACAAGGCGGTGCTGATACGCACACGCAATCCCGGTAAGTACACCGTCATACCCAAGAGCCGCGTCATTGAGGATCATGGCAACGGCGGCTATACAGTGGCGGTGTACTGGGGGCTCGATGAGATGCGGGTGCTCAAGAACCTCGGAGTCAAGAACACCCCCTCACCTATCTCCCGCAAGTACGACTGGCCCGGGCGCTACATCCCGATGGCGCATCAGATTGAGACCGCTTCATTTCTGACGCTGCACCGCAGGGCGTTCTGTTTCAACGAGCCGGGGACAGGCAAGACACTCAGCGCTCTGTGGGCGGCTGACTACCTGATGAACCGCGGTGAGGTGCGCAGAGTCTTGATCCTGTGCCCGCTGTCGATCATGCATGCAGCATGGGTAGGCGACATCAACAACAGCGTGATGCATCGCAAAACGGTGGTCGCCCATCACAGCAGTGCCATGCGCCGCGTCGAGCTTGTTCAAGGTGACTACGAGTTGGTGATCGCCAACTACGAGGGGCTCAACCTGATTGCCGACGAGGTCAACAATGATGGCCGGTTTGATCTGGTCATCGTCGACGAGGCGAACGCGTACAAGAACCCCAGCACACAGCGGTGGAAGTCTCTGGCTAAGATCATTCACCCGCACACATACCTATGGATGATGACCGGAACGCCTGCCTCACAGACGCCCGTGGATGCGTACGGTCTTGCCAAGCTGGTCAACCCGTCTGGTGTGCCCAAGTTCGCAACCGCATGGCGGGACAAGGTGATGAACAAGCTGACCGCGTTCAAGTGGGCTCCCAAGCCCGAGGCCAAGAATCTGGTGCACGAGGTGCTGCAGCCCGCCATACGCTTCACCAAAGAGCAGTGTCTTGATCTGCCGCCGGTTGTGACCGTGACAAGGGATGTGCCGATGTCGCCACAGCAGGCCAAGTACTACAAGCTGCTCAAAGAACAGATGCTGTTCCAGACAGCCGGCGAGACGATCTCAGCGGTCAATGCGGGTGTCGCCGTCAGCAAGCTGCTCCAGATATCGGCAGGCGCTGCGTACACGGACGACAAAGAAACCGTAGAGTTCGATGCCTCACCGCGTATGAAAGTGCTCATGGAGATCCTCGAGGAGACTGACCGAAAGGTCATCATCTTTGCAATGTTCCGCTCCAGCATCGCCACAATCACCGCCCACTTGACCAAGCACCATATCCCCAACGCACAGATCCACGGGGATGTGAACGCCACCAAGCGCGGGCACATCATCAACGACTTTCAGAACACGGATGCGGTGCGTGTTCTTGTCATGCAGCCTCAAGCCACTGCACACGGTATCACGCTGACTGCGGCGGACACAGTTATTTTTTATGGGCCGTTGATGAGCGTTGAGATGTATTTGCAGTGCATCGCACGGGCTGACCGCAAGGGGCAAAACTCTGATAAAGTGACCGTCGTGCATATACAGAGCAGCCCGATTGAGGTGCGGATGTTCAAGGCAATGGCGGGCAAGGTGGGTGAGCATGCGCTGCTCGTCGGGCTGTTCAACCAAGAGATAAAAAATAATTGAAAGGAGCACTTCATGAAGCAAAACTAGGTGTATGATTGTCAAAGGTTTAACAAACCTGCCAGTAATAACAGGAGAAATAAATGACTGAAAGCAATGAAGGAGCCACTGTCCCGATGGACACGTTGGCCCGGGTGTATCGCAAGATGCAGACAAAGATTCAGCAGATGACCGCCGTTTATGAGACGGAAGTCGAAGGGCTGAAGGCGCAGCAGGAAGTGGTTAAGACCGCCTTGAAAGACCAGATGCTGGCACTTGGTGTGAAGTCCGTCAACACGGCGGAGGGCACCGTCATCCTCTCAACGAAGACCCGCTACTCGACCCAAGACTGGGACGCGTTCAAGGAGTTCATGAAAGAGAATGACGCCCTCGATCTGTTGGAGAAGCGCATTGCGCAGACCAACATGGCTACCTTCCTGCAGGAAAATCCGACCCTTGTGCCGCCGGGTCTCAATAGCAATAGCGAGTACGCAATCAGCGTACGCAAACCAACCAAATAACCAAAGGAAAATCAAATGAGTAATGTTGCTCTCTTCAACCCCGGCCAAGTGCCGGCCTTCGCTCGCAAAGCCGAGTTGTCTGACATGGCTAAGTCCCTCGCAGGGGGCGGTGGTGGTGGTGGACTTCGCGTCAGCATCAAGGGCGGCGTGTTCCGTCTGGTCAACAACGGCAAAGAGGTGACGGCAATTGATGACCGCCATCTGGACATCGTGCTGGTCAAAGCAGCCCCCAAGGTAGCGCGAGTGTTCTACGCCAAGAGCTACGACTCCGAGAACACATCGGGGCCAGACTGCTGGTCACCTGATGGCGACACGCCCAGCAACGAGTCCACCAGCAAGCAGGCTTCGCGCTGCTCTGAATGCCCCAAGAACATAGCTGGCTCAGGTCAAGGTCAGAGTCGCGCATGCCGGTATCAGCAGCGTCTGGCTGTGGTGCTCGAGAACGATATGAGCGGGGGTGTGATGCAGTTGGCGCTGCCGGCTACGTCCATCTTTGGTAAGGCAGTTGAGGACAACCGTCCGCTGCAAGAGTATGCCCGCTGGCTCGTCGCTCAGAACATCAACCCCGAGGCTGTCGTCACCCGCATGCGGTTCGACACCAAGTCCGAGAGCCCTAAGCTGTACTTCAAGGCGCAGCGCTGGCTGTCAGACGACGAGTACGAAACCATCTTGGAGCAAGCGGCTTCTGATGACGCGCTCAAGGCCGTCACGATGACCGTGGCGAAGATGGACAACGTAGTGTCGAAGCCCCTCGAGTTGGCCGGCAAACCCCCCGCCAAGGTTAAGCCCATCCCTGCTCCCGTAGTGGAAGAGGAAGAAGAGGCTCCGCCCCCACCCCCCAAGGCCAAGCCAGCCGCCAAGGCCAAGCCTGCTCCCGCACCCGTAGCGGAAGACGAGCCTGATGAGCCTGTCGTGCGCCAAGAAGCCCCCAAGAAACCCACGGCCCCCGCCAAGGGTACGCTGGCTAGTATGGTCAGCGACTGGGACGACGAGTAACTTGCGCAGGGGCTTCGGCCCCTGCTTTTTGCTATGGCCTACCAACCACACCTAATTGCGCTGATCAAGGCACAGCGCCTAACCCTTGGCGTTCGCCTCGGACGCTGGGCTGTGTTCCTTGATTTGCCCGCTGCCAAGATTGCACTGGCGATAGGCGCTACCCGCCAGTCCGTGTACAACTGGATGAAAGGCGGCGAAGTATTCGTTGCGTACCGCCCTGCGGTTACGCGTGTCATTGAATGTATGCAGTCGTCCAAGACGGCTGAAGAAGCATGGGGGAAGATATGCACGGAATTCGACCTGAGAACTTGAGTGATGCAGAGCTTGTGCGTTACGCATGGCTAACCGGCCCCGCACAACTTACCCCTGATTGGGTTGCGGAATTGATCAAGCGCCTTGAGCACAAGCTCGACGATCTGAAATAACACAAGGAACGCAATGAAACCGCTTGAGTTTCTAGCGGATGTTCTGCCGTCTCCGGGTCACGGATGGTACTGTGCGGCGGAACTAAGCTCATCAAAAAAAGAGCACGTGTTTGTTGACGGTGTCGACGCGGTGAAGCCCACGATCAAGCGCTGGCTTGATCGCAAACGCGACATCTACTTTGCACTGGCAACATTCAAAGACAACGTGGGGGGCCGCAAGGCTACCAACGCGGCCTACATCAAGGCCATCTTCATCGACATGGACGGCTACGCATCCAAGAAGGCTGCAGCACTGGCGCTGTCTGAATTTCTGGAGAAGACAGGACTGGACGAGTTCGGCACGCCGCACATCGTCGGCTCGGGTGGGGGTTTGCACTGCTACTGGGTACTGACAGCACCCGTGGACATCGCGACATGGAAGCCGATAGCAGAGAACTTCAAACGTCTGTGTAAACAGGAGGGTCTAAATATTGACCAGACGGTAACTGCCGACGCAGCGCGGGTGCTGCGCATACCCAGCACGTTTAACTTCAAGAAGAAGTATCCTGAGCCACGCCCGGTTCAGTTCCTTGCGCAGGGCAGCGGGCCGATTGATCTGAAGCGCTTCGGCGCAACGATCCGTGGGCTGTTGACAGCGGCGTTCGCGCCGGCCAGCAATGCGTTCGTGGCAACCAGTGTAGATTTTCCCGGAACCCGGTCAAGCAAAGCACAGACTGCACGGTCTGCTGCAGCAGAAGCCATGATGAACAACAGCGTCACACGGTTCGAGCCTATCTGGATAAAGTCCGAGAAGAGCATGGGGTGCGGGCAGCTTGAGTTCTACATAAAGAACGCGGAGCAAGACGGCATGGAGCCGCTGTGGCGTGGGCTGCTGTCATGGGCCAAGGTATGCGACGACGGGCTGGAGCACTCTACCAAGCTGACCGCTCTGCACCCGTACACCATTGACCGGATGCACCAGAAACTGTCAGAGATCAAGGGGCCGTACCCCTGCATCAAGATGGACAGCGAGAACCCGGGCGTGTGCCCCAAGTGTCCGCACTGGGGTCAGATCACCAACGCGCTGGCGCTGGGGCGGGAGGTACGCACTGATAACCGGGAGAAGGAGATAGAGATCCCGCTGCAGGCGGGGGACGACACCACAGTCGACATGGACGCGGAGTACCTACAGGATGACCTGACAGAGGAGTCAGACGAGTCCTCGACACCGCAGAATGTCCGCACTCGAAAAGCAACGCGCCCAACCCCACCACGCAACTTCAGCTATGGGGAACACGGCGGCGTGTTCGTGGATATCAAGGAGAAAGACGCTACCGGCGTGGAGATCAAGACACAGGTATCGGTACTACCGTATGACCTGTTTGTCGTCGACATGCTGCGTATGGATGAAAAGGAGCACTATGCACACTTAATGGCAATCAAAAAGATAGGCCAGACTGGCGAGTCCAAGCTGACCGAGTACACCCCCGTCATCATGCCGAGTAAAGCGGCAGTATCAAAAGAGGAACTAATCAAATGTCTAGCATCACACAACATCTACGCTGCAAGAGGGGCCGTCATGGACGGTCACCTCTATAACTACGTGAGGGCCTGTATCGAGGAGTCCGCGCTGTTGCGCAAGGCGGTGGACGTTCCTATTCAATTTGGCTGGCAGAAGGATCGCTCCTTCGTTTACAACAACCGTGTGTTCCGTCGCGACGGCACAGAGATCCCAGTCCCGATGCCCGGGCTGGAGAACATCAACCGCGGCACCAACAGCAAGGGTACTATCGAAGGCTGGCGCAAGCCGTGGCAGTTGCTGATCGAGAAGAAGATGGACACCATGCTGGCGCTCTGTCTGGACAGCTTCGGCTCTCCGCTCATGCAGTTCTCGGACTACGAGGGCTTTGTCTGGCACATCGGCTCGACGGGCTCCGGCACGGGCAAGTCGCTGACGCTCAGCTTGAAGGCCGGCGTCTGGGGGCATCCCATCCGCTATCGCACAGGTAAGGGAACATCGCCGGTTGCCATGCAGCAACGCGCTGGACTGCTCAACAGCATGCCGCTACTGATCGACGAGATCACTACCAAGACCCGCAACGATACGGAGTGGGCTCCAGCGTTCATCTTCGACATCTCTGAGGGGCAAGGCAAGGAGCGCATGGAGTCGGGTACAAACAAGGAGCGTATCAATAACAGCACGTGGGCGCTAACCTGTACGCTGACATCCAACACGCACATGACCGACATCCTGACGGGTGCTCGGAAGCATTCATCTCACGGTGAGATGATGCGTATGCTGGAGTGGACGCCCTCCAAGGAACTGGAGTTCAGCGAACGTGAGCGCTTGACGCTCAAGGAACTGCGCCGGAACTACGGCGTGGCGGGTGAAGCGTGGGTGCGGTGGCTGGTGCAGAATCAGGAGATTGCCCGGGCAGTGTGGCTGCGGACTCACGAGGAGCTACGTGTATTGCTGGGGTTCACCGATGAAGAGCGGTACTGGCATGCGGCCTGTACGTCGACGGTGGCGGCAGGCATCCTGATCGGCAGCAGCTATGCGAATCTGCTGGACGTACCGATCAAGTCTGTGATCAAAGCGCTCAAAGCTTTGGTGGTAGATGCCCGGATCGCACACGTGAAGTCAGCCCGCAATGCCGAGGATGTGCTGAACACGTTTACCCGTGAGTACTATGGCCGGTTCGTGGTTGTGCGCAAAGACGCCCACAACAAGCTGCTGGCTGAGATGGGGCGCGATGTGACTGGCAAGACCAGCACGCGGAACACGGTGATGGCCCGTATTGAACATGGTACGCGTCACGCTGGGTTCGTCGAGTACTACGTGGAGGAGCAGATACTCAAGCAGCACTGCGCGTCAATGAGCTTCGGGTTCTCGGACTTCCGACGACAGCTTGAGGCTATGTCTGAGGAGGGTTACAACGTGCGCTTTGGCGTCAAGAAGGACATGCTGGCGTACACCGACGGCCCGTCACTCAGGGTGAATGTGATGCACATCAGCATTCCGAAAGACCGCTACGATGGCATGGAAGATAGCCTTCCCTTGGGAGAAGCTTGAACCGGGGCAGGGGTTTTTTGTCCCCTGCCTTGATACGACCCGCGTGCTTGAGGCGGGGCTACGTGACGCTCTCTCCTGTCGCATAAACGCTACGGCCACTCCGGGTATTCGGAGTGGCCTGATTGGGGTTTGGTTCAGTCGACTTTCTTAGCTGAGTCTGTTGCTTGGCGCACCGTCTCCGCAAGGCGGATCTTCATCTGCCGCGTGTCATCCAGCTTGGCGCGTTTCTCTTCGCCGCTTAGGTTAGATGCCCGGATGGCGTTCTCAAACTTGGTGATCTGCTGCATGTTCGAGATGAAGTAATCCGCTACGCCGGCCTGTGCAAACTCTTCGCTACGCTTGCTAATCAGTTCCTTGGCTTCCGCAACCCGCCCTTCAGCCAGCATACGGTCAACAGTGGTCTTGACTTTCTTAACATCGTCCATGCGCTCGTACACAGCGTTGATGATGCCGCCGGCATCGTTGGGCTGGAACGAACCGCCAATCACCGGCATGTCCGATAAACGCTTCACAGTCTTCTCTGGGGACTCCCCGGCAGGCACGCCCATACTGAGCGCCTGCATGAGTGCCAGACCCATCGTGCCGGTGTAGCCGCTTACCAGCGCCTCGATCTTGATCGGGGACAGCCCGAGCCCTGAGCCCATCATCTTGGCAATCTCGCTGGTGCCCTCGCGGAACTGCTGTTCAGGAAGCACTGCTTGCTCACGCCTAGAAAGAATATCCCGCCCGGTGTAAAACGACTTGCCAAGTGCAGCTTCAATCCCGGGCTTGAGCGCTTGTGGGATAGGCGGTGTGATTGGTATGTTGACGCCTTTGTACTGCACAGTCGCCATACTCGTCCCGCCCGGAAGCGTCTGCAAAATGATAGCGTTGAGCGCCTTGAACGCCTCTTCCGCCCCATGCTCATTTGCCATTGAGTTGTACAGCGCTTCAGGCAACGCCTTGAAAAAGTAGCCCACCTCAAATGGAATTGGGAACTTGATGGGCTCATCAATACCGGGAATGCGTATAAACCAGTTCCCGTACTTCTGCTCTGGCGTGGCGTTCTTGTATGCCTCGTCATCTTGCATCATGGCAGCGTACGCCAAGGACGCACCAAACATAAGCATCCCGCGAGTGATCAGCTTCTCCTGAATCTTCAACCGCTTGTCGAACGGCAGCTTGCCTGTCAGCGCCTTGTACAGCACGTTCAAACCCTGAATCTGTGAGTTGAAGAACGGAATCAACGCATTCGCCATGTGGATGCTAGGGGACGCACCGCGCTTGTTGAAGTTCATTGACTCCAACGACATCAGCGTAGCCTCCATCTCCGACAGCCCCTGCTTGATGTAGCTGTTGTACTGTGCGCGGCGGGTTGCGGCATCAGCCGCCATATTGAGCGCCTCGGCCTTTGCGATCAGCGATCCAAGGTTGCCTTTGCCCGACATCATGTCGTTAATGACTTTGGTTATCGCCTCGCTGCTGCTACCGCCAGCAAAGATCTGCCCGCCTGTGATACCGCGCTTCTCCAGCGTAGCCTTGGTAGTGGATTTGCCAAGCTGCCCCAACGCCCCAAGGACCGGGGCAAAGTCCGCGCCAGACAAGAGTGGCGCGGCAAAGGAATCTCGGAACAACTGGCGTGCAGCATATGTGGGGCTGAGCGTTACGGCCCGTCGAATCAAGGTGGCCGGCATCCCCAGCGCCCGGACAATTACAGGAAGCTGTGTCGGGATGCCCTGCATGCCCTTGACCAAAAGATCCGCAGGAACGCCCGCCGTGTCGGTGTCTACGATGGCGTGGTAGTCGTCACCGTCCATTTTAAATCGCACTGTTTTTGTATCCGCTGTACCCGGCCCCCGCCGAATCTGCGCCAACCCTATGTCTTGAAGCTCGTTCATAGAGTTCTTGGTTGCCAGATTACGCAGCCCCATGTCCGTGATCAATGCCGTGTTCTGAACGGAGCTTGTAAGGAAATCAAGGATCGGACGGTCACCGCCAACCAACTCGTGCAGGTATGGCTGCTCAGCAATACTGCCAATCCGAATAGGCGTCTCACTGCCGATGGTGAGCAAAGCTACGCCGTTCTGTTCCCGGTAGAAGGGAATGTAATCATTCTCCTTAGTCAACCGTGCCGCGTGCTCTTTTGAAATGGCCCCCGACTGCGCGAGGAAGCCGACCATGTTGCGGTTGTACTCGTTGTACACATCGCGGGCCTGCTTGAAGTTCTCCTCCAGCCCGGGTGTAGCGCGGATGCTTGCCATAGCGCTGTTAAGCTGAGCCTCGGTCAGTTCGTTGCCAAAGTGCAACGTCTGGAACCCCTTGTTCTTGGCCCGGATGCCGGCCAGATACATCGTGAACAAGCGGTTGGCTGCGTCTGGACTGCCGGCGGGGGCCTTCTTTAAGATGTCCACAACCTGCTGGATGTTGGCCCCGTCGACGCTCTCTACAACGTACTCAGTACGCCCGTCTTTGCGCTGTTTGGCAACCCGCTGAATGGCCCCATTGGCAACCGACTGCGCGGTGTAGTTCATCCGCTGGTCGTACATACGCAGGTAGTACATCATCTGCGAACCTTTGAGCGCTTCCATTCCTTTAGATAGGCGCTCCAGCGGTGCAAAGCGATCTACAATCATCGTCTCAAGACCAAGGAAACCGCCCGATGCTGCGCGTATCCTGTCGATGGCACCGCGCTCCTTGGCAACAAACTTGTCAGTGATGGCTCCGGCTGCAGCAAGCCCCGGGTTGGCGTAGCTAACCAGTTTTGGATAAGCAATCCCTGCGGGGGACATGGTGATGCCGGCCTTTGCCGCCGTGGTCGAGGGCGTAAACAGTTTGTAGATGTTCCCCACCGATGCGTCAGCCATGTTCTCGGTTTTGAACCCGATGAAGTTCAGAAGCGCCCGGTAGATCTTTTGCAGCAGATTGGTGCCATGCCACGTACGCGCAGCCAGCTTGTCCCGTAGCACTTTGTTCGACATCACTTCGGATGCAAACTCATGAATGTCTTTCTTGCCGTACTCGTTCTCAAAGGCTTTGTCGTTCTGGATAGACTTGAATAGCTTCTCCAGTTCTGCCCGAGCCGCACGTTGCTCTTTAGTAAGCTGCGACGGATCCACCGTCAGCAACCGGGTGGTCACCGCGTGAGTTATCTCGTGCAGCAGCGCCTCTTCGGTTAGTGCGTCAGAGTCGATGGTGACGGTGTTGGTCTCAAAGTCGTACACACCCTCGGCACGCTTGCCTCTGACTGTTACGTTGTCTTCAACGCGCAGCTTGGTCCGCATCACCAGAGGGCGCAGGTTCTTGACCAGCTCCTTGACGAACGGTGAGTTTGAGTTGGCCCCCACGGCATCCAACGCATCGAGCACACGCCCATCCTGCACAGCCTCCAGTGCCGTGCCAGTCAAGTCAACGGTGTCGCGCAGTTCATAGTCAGGGCTGTTTTCTCGGGCACGGCCTTCAAATTCCCCTTCCAGCGTACCTTCGGTCTGTTGACTAACCGTACCTGTTTTTGGGGCAAGCCGCGCCGCATCCGCTTTGGCTCCTGCCAACTCAGTTGCAACACTCTTCTGTTCGTCAGCCAAACGCTCTTGAACTCCCGCCTTCTTTTTCTCCAGTTTGGAGTATGCAGCGACACGTTCTTTGATATTTGCCAGCTTGGTGTTTAGCTCTTCGACTTTCTTCTGGGCCGTATCAAAAAGCTGCCGCTCTTGCCGCATGGCCTGCATTGACGTTTCGGGTTTAGGCCCCATCGTTGCATTGGGTGCGGCTTCATTGGCCTCCTTCATCTCCGCAGATTTGATTGGTACATCGCGCTGCTTTTGCCCGCGCTTAACGGAAATGCCTTCCGGGGTTGTCCGAGTCTGGGCCGATGTTTCTTCAGTACCCAGTTTAAACTCACGTGGCGGGTACACATCCGGGCGTGACACGGGGCCGGTCTCACGCCGCTTTTCTTGTTTGGCGTAGTACTCTTCAAATTCGTCCGTGACGGGGGCTCCGCGTGTCTGGCGCAGCGTCCTTTCAGCTTCTGCTTGCTTCTCTGCTTTGGTAGGCAGTAGAGTGCGTTTTACCTGTTCTTTTGTCAGTCCGCTGCGGGCTGCAATCTTGTCTGAACGAACCGCTAACTCTGCGTTTAATCGGGCAAGTGTCCCGGCTAGTTTTGCCCGTTTGGGCGCTTCCAGTTCTGCGCGTGTGATCTTTCCGCCGCGTAAACGCGTCAGTTCTTTCTGGTTCAGAAGCTCGTTGGCAAGAATGTTCTCAACCTCTGCAATCTTTCCACGCGTTTCTGCATACAGTTCAACATCTTTGCCAAGCGTCTTCTCTTTATTGGCAATCGTCCGTTGTACTTTGGCGTTGTATTTTTCAAGCTTTGTTTTGGCAGCAGCACGTACGTTGTATGGCTGACTGAAATCATTGGAAAGCGCTTCTAGTTTCATACGCGCATCTGGCGCATAGTCCGCTTCTTTGGCAATCGCATCCATGATCCGCTGCCGCGGTTCAAAAGATATGGCTGTGCGGGAGATTGGCTCCCCAGTCGGCGTAGTCGGCTCTTCGCGCTGCTCAAGGGTGAACTGCGCTATCTTTTTGGGAATAGCCGCCAATTCCAGTTTGGCGTCTACACGCGTTTTATACGGTTGGCTCGTATCGTTAGCAATGGCTTCGAGTTGTACGCGCCGCTCTTCAAAATCTTTAAGCGTTGGCGGCGGTGCAACTGGGGCCGAGGCTTCGGCAACTGGGGCCGGGGTTTCTTCGACGGGCGCTTCTGCAACGGCCTTCTTGGCACGTGGCTTTTTAGCCGGCACAGCTTCGGTCTCGGTAATTTCCGGGGAAACTGCGGGAACTGCGGGAACTGCGGGAACTGCGGGAACTGCGGGAACCTCTGGTGCTGCAGCCGTCTTTGCCTGCAATGCAGCCAACTCATCCACTGGCGCAGATACCGTGCCTTCAGCGGCTTGTGCTTTGGTCAAGGGCGCAGCCGTTGCCTCGGGCATTGGCGTAGTGGTAACCACAGGCTCAGCAACCACAGGCTCAGCAACCACAGGCTCAGCAGCCACAGGCTCAGCAGCCACAGGCTCAGCCGCAACGGCAGCCGCAACGGCAGGCGCAACGGCAGGCGCAACGGCAGGCGCAACGGCAGGCGCAACGGCAGGCGCAACGGCAGCGGGGGGACGGAAGTCAACCTCGGGGTGTAGCTGGCGTACACGGCGAATCTCGTCCACCAGCGGCTGCATGACCTCCTTGGCGTACGTGTCCCGGGCTTTGCGCGCATCCTTGGCGTCTGCTACAGACAGCGGGTCTTTCTCAGCGCTCAGCGCCTTGACGGCTTGATTGAGCCGTTGCATCTCGACGTTGGCCGCAACGTAGTCCGCCCGCAGCTTTGCTGCATATGCAGGATCCGCATCCGCAGTCATCTTTTGCTGCGCTGCAGCATCGGCTTGCTGCTGTTGAACCGTTGCGGCTTTGGCAGCCTCTTCCTGTTGCCGCGCAGCAACATCCATCCGGGCACCGCCACGTTCCGACAGCCGGCCAATGGCACCGAGTGGTGCCAGCAGCCCTACCTGATATGCAGTCTCACCGTATTCTTTAAGCGCGTCGGGGCTCGAGAGCGACAGGCCCGCCTGTGCCCGCTCCAGCATCTGCTGTGCAACTTCTGTGGGAATCTCGGCCAGAGCGCCAACACCTACACCTTTGGCAAGCACCGTCAGCAACCGTTCGTCAGCCAGCTTAGCTGCACTTTCAGCACTGCGCCCCAGCAACGCCCCCATAGGGATGCCGGTCAGTTTCTGCACCAGCCTGCCACCAAACGGGATCAGGCTCGAGGCTACGTCCAATCCTGCCTGCGGAATAGCTGCGGCTGCAGCCCGACCTGCATTTACGGGAACGCCTTCTTGCGCTTGTCGCTCAATGTTGCCACCAAACTGCTGTACCAGAGAAGGTAACAACGCACCGCCGATGCCACCGATGGTGGCCCCAACAGGACCGCCGAACGGAGCACCCACCATCGCCCCGAGTCGCGCACTACCTGCCATTGCGGCTAGGTTAGGGGCTTGTTCTGCAAGTGCCGCTGGGATCTGGCTTAGCGCCTCGCCTGCCGCTGATAGCACGCCGTCTTTGTTGTATGCGTCTTTGACTTTCTGCAGGCTGACTTGGTCAGCATACTTCTTGTTTAGCGCTTCGCCGCGCTCGAGTCCTGCGCGTGCTGCCTCTTCGGCATCCCCGGTAGCGGCCCCAAGGGCTGTACGCCCGCTGGAGATAATGGACTCAACGCCCTTGCCTATAGCAGCGCCAATCCCAGTTTTTGGTTTGGGGCCTAGCTCGGGATGCTGCGCAATGATGCGTGCTTTTGCCGTACTCGGGTCAATCTCATCCGGTATGTTCTCGACAAGCGTACCGTCAGGAAGTTGGATTGAGTAGGGCATATGCGACTATTTAATGGAATTGAAGTCAATCACCCTTCCCGCAGAAGGTGCTCCTCCTATTGTATCCGCAAGCTCTTGGTACTCAGCAAGCAAGTCTGCTCTAGCCTGCCGTTTTGCTGCAGCCATTTTGACGGGATCCTGTTTTAACATTGCGTCCTTGTTAAGGTCCGCATACGCCGCCGCCAGTGCTTTACGGAATTGCGCCAGTGGCTTGTCTTCTTCAGCTTTACGGGCTGCTTCTGAGTCAAGATAGTTGCCGTGTTTCTCGTAGTACTTAGACATCGCTCCCGACTGTGCAATCTCAGCGTCTGTTTTCCGCCGGTCATACTCCACTTTCTCCCTAGCTTGTTTGGCCGTCAGTGCAGCCACACCCGCTTCACCCACATTCTGTAAAGCGTATTGCGACTTACCTGCCATCAACTGCAAGCCAAACATCAACAGGTCTTCGTAGCCAAGCCCGCTACGCTCTGCTTTAGGTATTTCGGCTTTAGCCTCTGCCACAGCTTCTTTCTTGACCTCGGGGGTAAGTGCTGCAGGTGCTGGAAATGTTGGAAAGCCCCTTGTGTCATCTCCAGATGTTCTATCAAAAGGTGTAGCATTTTCTGAGCTACTAGCCCCAGAACCAGTACCCGCGCCAGCCGCAGCAATTGCAGGTAAAAGTGCAGCACGCCCTCTGCCGGCTTCTCCAATTGCTGCGCGTGCAGCGGCCATTCTAGACACGGCGGGTACTTCCGCTGCAACTGCCGCGCCTGCTGCTTCTGGCAACGCGGCTAAACCTGTGCGAGGTGCGCCTGCGCCTGCGCCTGCGCCTGCGCCTTCTTCTGCTGCTACGGCTGCGGGTCTGCCTGCTGGTTTAGGTGCTCCTGCCGCTTCTGCTTCTGCTGCTACTACGGCTGCGGGTTTGTTTGCCGGTTTAGGTGCTCCTGCTCCTGCTGCCGCTTCTGCTTCTGCTGCTACGGCTGCGGCTCTTTCTGCGGCCCTAGCTTTTGCTCTAGCCTCGGCAGCAGTTCTGAGTGCGGCTGCGTCAGGGGCCAATGCGGCTATGCCGGTTGCGGCTGGTTTTGGCGGACCGACCAACGGCGGTAATTGCGGACCTTTTGCTGCTGCCGCTTCTTGTGCGGCTTGTGCTGCTGCTTGTTGTCTTAGTTGTGCGGCTTGATTTACTCTTGCTAACCCTTGTGGAACGGGTTGGGCTGTATTCGCTGCTGCCGCTTCTCGTGCGGCTTGTGCTGCTGCTTGTTGTCTTAGTTGTGCGGCTTGATTTACTCTTGCTAACCCTTGTGGAACGGGTTGGGCTGTATTCGCTGCTGCTCTTTGCGCGGGGGTGGGGACTGTCCGCACTGGGGCTGCTGCTGCGGGTTCGACTGCGGCAGTTGCAGGTTTAACAAATCTTGCTGTGGGGTAAGGTGTCCCGGCCCCAATACGGGCTATGTATGGGGGTAACTTTAGCGTGTCAGTAAGAAACTTTTGGGTATTCTCTAAAGCAACTCTACCTGCTTCAGTTCTAGGATCGTAAGTTGCTGATCCCATTGATTCATTTGCAGCTTTTTGTGCATCTCCTCCAGTAATACCTGTAAGTAAACCTTTTGCCGCAGAACCAAAATAATCCGCTAACCCAGTTCCTAAACCCAAAGCTGCTTCTCCCGCACCTATAACTTGTTGGTTTCCAGTAAATTGAGAAAAGGATTTATCACTTGTATCTTTTGATGTTTTTGCGGGTGCAACACGCTGCTCACCCGGTATTTGTGCAGTTAAGGCGTTTCGAGCAGCATCTGTTTCTGCGGGTGCTGCTGCGGATGGTGGTGTCTCTGCTTGCGCGGTTCCAACAGGCACTAATGCTGTCAAGTAATTTGCCGTTTCTTTAGGCAATCCAATTTTCCAGTCTTTCTGGTCTTTTTGGTTTTTAACCAAATGTTTTTCTAAATTTCCCGGCCCCCAGTTGTAAGCAGCGGCGGCTTTTTCGGGGTCTCCACCAAAAGCAGCTAACTGTTTCTTAAAATAAGCTACTGAAGCGGGGATATTTTTATTAGGGTCAAACCGTTCTTTAGGGGTGAGTCCCATTTCTTTTGCAGCATCTGGCATTAATTGCCCCAACCCTGCTGCCCCTTTGGGGGAAACCGCATCGGGCTTGCCGCGAGATTCGGTTGAAAACATCCGAACCATTAAGTCCGGGTCTACCCTTTGCCGCAAAGCCTCTGCTCGTATTTTGGCTTCATAAGGGCCAACATTAGTTTTTCTAGGCTGAACTAGCCCTCTTTCTGCGTACCCAACAATCCCCCCGTCGGCCATACCGGACAGGCTGCGTTCGGGTAGCGCGCCTATGCCCATATCTTCGGGTAGGCGGGAGTCCATATAGCCGCCGTCTGCAGCCATTCGAGTCTGGCCTTGGGGTGGTGGCATCCTTTGTGGCATAGCCTGTGGCATAGCCTGTGGCATGCTCGGGGGCATCCTTGGCTGATTCATAGCTTGAATAGCCTGCTGCACTACCGGCGCTTGCACTGTAGGGTCTGCTGCCTTGCCCTCAGTAAGTTCTTTGGCAATGTTGTTTACAAACAACGCCATTGATACAGCAATAGGATCATCTGCATGGTCTGCGGCGTATTTCTGCCGGCCTGCCGGACCCATCCGGGCAAGCATCTTTTGCATGTCACCAATTCGATCATCAAACATTTTGATTCCTTATGCCATGCTGTGGATAGCCAACGCAACAAGACCTTGTGGCTTCGATTTTACCAGACCACCTTTAGCGTAACTCCCAACCATACCGCCGTTTGCTTTAAACCCACCCGCAGCACCAAACGCGCCCACCGCCGTCGCGCCCAAGCCACCTATCTGGCTCAGCAAACTGGGAGGGGCTTGGTAGTTGTACATGGTGCTGCCGGCGTTGGTGGTTGGTGCGCCACGCAAGATGTCGGACATAAAGCCAAGTTGCTTGTAAGGGTAGTTCTGGGAGCTTTGGAAGTCTTGGTACTGATTGTTTAAGTCGGTCTGCTGCTGTTGCTGCTGCTGAGCGCCCAGTTGGTTCTGCATCTGGTTGATGCCCATATTCTGGGAGTACTGCATGTTGCCAAGGTTGCCCAGCGTGTTTGCCCCGGTCAGCGCCGTCTGAAGCCCTTGCAAGCCAAGCCCCGCGCCATACTGCCCTTGCTGGGCGTTTAAGTTAGCCGCGGCTTGACGCGCTTGCTGCTCAGTATTGAATTGATTTTGAGCTTGTCCGTAAGCGGTGTTCAGCCCCTGCGCTTGGATGTCACCCTTTTGCAAAGCAAGGTTACGTGCCGCCTCTGCATCCATGATCGCCGCCCGAGAGCCACCAAAAGCACCCTTGCCTACTTGATCCGCCTGCCGGCCCGTTGTTGCAATATCCGCTTGACGCTGCGCTTCTCGTTGCTGAATGTCGACTACATTCTGCATGTAGGGGTTCATGGCATTGATTGCCACCGCAGGATCTTGAAACGACTTAGAAGCGTACGGGTTGTAGGTGTACCCGGTGTTTAAAGCACCCAGCGAAGCTAGTCCCGCCGTGGCCGTGGCATCTTTCAACTGCGGTTGTGACTGCATAAGAGCAGCGTTGTCATAAGACATTTGCTGCAGAGGGCTGAACTGCGCTACCCGATCCCCCATGTATTGCATGTAGGGGTTGGCTTCGAGATCAGTTAGGGCAGAGGCTTGCCCCAGCAAGTCTTCACCATAGGGGGCTAGTTGCGGTGCAAAACCGTATTGGTTTTCTTGTATTACTGTAGAGGTTGGATCTGCCATGATGCGTCCTTATGCGGGGAGGTATTTGTGTGACTTGGAATCCACAGCCACACGGTTTTTGCCAGTAGTCTTACGACGGTTAGCTTGTATACGGTCCATCATTTTGTACAGTGCCCGTGCGCCGGCCTCTGTAGAGCCGTTGCCCAGTTCAGACACAATCCGGGCAGGAACCACAAACTCACCATCGGCAAGCCGTGCAGGTTGACGATCACCTATGCTTGCCGGGATGCTGTCGGATACCCCATCACCCGGCCCACGCAGCAGCCTGCCACCGTCTGAGTAACCACCAAGGGAGCCTAGACCACCTTGTGCGTAGTGGCCGATGTAGCCGCCTTTGGCATTGAGCGCGGGGTCACCCCCCGGCCCATTGGAACCAGCAGGGCCACCCGGATTGCCAATATCTCCAGCTTGTTCAGGAGAACCCCCTGATGTACCAGTGTTCATCCCTGTATTGCCGGTATTTGTACTTGTGCCAGTATCCCCAGTATTTGGGTTCGTACCTGAATCAGAAGCGCCACGACCCGCACGCCCTTCATGGCTAAAGCTAGGGTCTACGTTTCTGGCAATTGCATCAGAAATGCCTCTTAATATGCCACTGCCCCCACTCATATTTCCCAAAGTTGCCGCCAGACTATTTGCCATTGAGGCTAAACCTGTAGTCTTCCCACTTATCCCGTCAACCATAGTAGCGCCGGGAATGCCGCCACCCATGTCTGGACCCGGACCCGGACCACCGGGAGGGCCACCACTCTCCATCAAACTAGCTATACCAGTACCCGCACCACTAGATGAAATGGGTTCATACTTATTGCTTACTGGGTTCCACCTGTAAGTGATGCCGTCTTTTACGGATGTTTCAGCGCGGTACATGCCGTTGGCAAAATCAAAATAGTATTTGATGCCCGTGGTGTTGTCCGTGAATTCTTTGTCCGGCATCCCACCAGCGGCAAGGCCGCCATTGGCAAGAGACATTAAACCCCCTGCTTTTTTGGTATACGCTCTGTCTGCTTTTGCTTTTGCCAATAGCGCACTAACTTGAGCGTAGGTCATACCTGTAGCCTCTGCCAAAGTTGCAGGATCTACAAAGTTTGCAATAGACCAATTAGCCAGAGCATTACCTTCTAAGGGAGTTTTCTTTAATGCATCTTTAGCTTGGTTAATTGACATGTAATTAATAGCTGACCGTTCTTTTGTAGTTGGATCTATAATGGTTTGTTGACGAATGTAATCTGGATTAGTAAAGTATGTGCCTTTGGTTTTATCCCAAATAAGGCGTTTGTTCGTGCTGCCGGGGACTCCTAGCGTAGCTTCTTTGTACGAGCGCATGATCTCGCGGAAAGTTCCATCTGCGTTCTTCATCTGGGTCGGCTTATCCCCCTTGCCCATCAAGTAGTCATACATTTCTTTCTGGTAACCCGTATTTTTGTACTTGGCATCAAACTCTGCTTTTGTATACGTGGGGGATGTATACCCAAGGCTCCCACCGCCGGTAGTGTACGCATCCCGTACTCCCGTCATACCTTTAAAACCACCAACAGAAATACCGGGGATGACAGGGGACGTTGTGATTGTCCCGTTGGGGTTGATCACTGTTCCGCCGCCTATTTGCCCTGCACCTGTAGAACCACCAACACCGGGCTTTACATAAGTGGTATCTGCGGTTGTCAGGTCTGTAACTACATCGGGCATTGTTGCCTTCTCTCGGGCGGCACGTTCTTTAGCAGCTTCAGTCCTAAACCCAGCTAGTTCCTCTGGGTTAATGTAGTCACCAAAAGTTCTTCTCCAGAACTCCATGCCGCCTTCTTTGCCGCCTGTGCCGTATTCACCATGCCGGGAAAGTTCTTGCATGTACAGGTTGTCAAGTTGAGAAATTGGTATGTAGTTTTTAGAAGAATCAAAGTCGGCTGTCCGAGCGGAAAGTTCTTTTGACGCTGCTGATTTAAAGTCATTAATCTCGCTGGGATCAATTGTGTTGTTATTCTTACCAAACGCTGTAGCCCAATAGTCCATATCCGCTTGAGACGGCGCACGATCCAGCACATTCTTAAACAGGTCATACACTTGATCTGTTATTTTTGGCGTTGTAGCTGCGGTATTTGCATTCACAGCACCCATTGCGCCCGTCGTATTGGCTAACGATGCTATGCCTGCATTATTGGCTGCATTACCTGCCGCAGTGAAAGCTGCTTCGTCGGCTCGTGCATCTTGTACAGGAGCCATGTTTGTTAGGTTATTACCAATATCGCCTTGTCCGCCAAAGTTCTGTGCTGGTGGTGCTGGTGGCCTCGGCTGTGGTGCTGCTGCAAATCCTTGTCCTGTAGTACTGGCGGGTGCGCCAAATGGTGCGTTATCCCGATCTAGTGCGGAAAGTCCTGTAGTACTAACGGGGGCACCAAACGATTGAGCGGCTGCTTTGTCTGCCGTGCTAGTTCCACCTAATGCTGATTGTCTAAACGCCGCTAATTCGGTGTCATCAACTTTGTCTCCAAATTGACTTGCCCAAAACTCTCTTCCGCCCGTATCTGCCTCACGACCCAAAACATTTTGGTACATTTGGTCGAGCGTCATTTCAGGGGCAGTGGAACCAACTGGACCACCATTAGCCAATGACATTAACCCGCCTTTTGCGGCAGCATAGGGCGTCTCGCGGGTGTACGTTTGCGAATGCGGATCGTAAGTAAATGGTCGAATGGACCCGGTACTTTGTCTTGGGGTAGTTGTTTGAACTGTGTTGCCCACCTCACCCGCAAAAATAGGTGCTGCCGCAGCAGCCAAGTACTTCCCACCTATCTTCAAAGCGCTCATGGGGTTACTGCCTGCATAAGACAAGCCGGCCCCAACTTTATCTGCCATTGTTGAAGAGGCCATGCGGTTAGCTACGCTTTCCTGAAGCGCTTGATCGGACAGTTTCTGCCCTACCCCTTCTTCTACTGCTTGAGAGCCAAGCTGCGCAGCCCCCATCCCAGCAAGACTGTCCGTAATACCAGCGCCCCCATATGCGCCAAGCCCCGCGCTTAACCCTTTCCCTAAATCTCCAGTAAGCGCCGCAGTAGCAGCCCCAACAGCAAGCCCCGTTCCAGCAGCGCTACCTAGACCAACCACTTCTCCAATAGCGGTTCCAACACCGGGAAGGAAGTAGTTGAGCGCGGCTCCTGCAAGCGTAGGCAACAGATCTTTAAGACTAAACGCTTCCGGCAACCCGGTGTCTGGATTGATCGTCAGAGTCGTACCGTGTGCCACAGCTAGTTTTTGCAGACCTTCCACCTCGCGGGGGGACATGTGCACAAGAGTCGAGTCCGGGCCTCTGCCTCGGGCAGACATGTGGTTGGCTAGTTGATGTAGGCTCATAATGCGGTCTTTATTCTAAGCGCTTGGCTGGTGCTCGTCGCGCCGGTGGTGGTGTCTCGGTAAACGTCCCCGATCCTCAAACTAGCAAAGTCAGCGTCTGTTGGCAAGCTAGGGGAAGTGCCAGACGTAGGGAAAAAGCTCAAGCCCGATACTACATCGGTTCCGTTAATTTGGGTAGACCCTGCCATTGGGCCAGCATTGTCCAATTGGTTAAAGTACAGCCGCAACAAACTCAACAGTTGGTTCATGTAAACGGGGTCGTACTCCTGTGGAGGACTAGCCAACCGGGGGGCTACTACGTTCTTTTGTGCCATTACCCACCCCGCCTGCCGTCAGGACGCAAATCGATTCTTGGAGCGCCCATCTGCCATTGAGTGCCAAGGGTGTTGGAACTGATCTTCATCGCCATCTGCCGTGCCCTGACCCGGATGTTCAACTGCCCGTTGTAGGTGTCTAGGTCAATGGGGTAGGTCTGGGTTGCTGTGACTACACCCTCTGCGCTGGCGCTGTCTCCACCGACGGACTTGGGGTTGTTATACCCGGAGCCAGAGTTTTGTAATGGAAGAAGCTGCATGGTCAAGCTAGGCGTTGTCCCGGCAGTGGAGCCATTGAATGTCAAGTCTGGCAGCATCCTCCAGACAAAAGCAAAGTTGTGCCCGTCGCCAATGTCAAACTGGGACGAGGTGATGAACGCATTAATTGGGGCAAGCGTAGCTGCTGTTCCGTCATCCACACCCAGTTCATGTTGGACAAGATTGTTGCTGTATGTCGCTGCAACCGGGTAGTCTTGAAGACCGCTATCCAACCATGCGGTTCGTGCCATAGTGCCGTAGTACCAGACATTTTCTACGTAGTTGTAGACTACATAGCTGTCGTTGGTCGTAGAACCATTACTGGGGTAGAACCACCAAACCTCGTTGAAACCCTCATTGGTAGCTGCATAGACTTGATCAAACTGACCTCGGTCAATATCGTTGTAGACATACCTAAGTAGGTCACAGTTGAGCGTTTGCAGCCGTCCGTCGTACTTGTAGAACTTGTCTACGCCCATCCAGTAAATAATCCCCGCTGCCAAAGCCACCGCATTGGGGCCAGCCAGAGATGTGTTGTCGGCCAGAAGTTGTGATCCCCAGACATACGGTGGGCCAAGGTACTGAAGGGAGTACAGGGCAGCATCTGTAAACACCACAATCTCTTGCTTGCTTTGGATAGCGGTGATGATGGTCGAGCCGTGGGACAGCGTAATACTACCTGCCTGATTGGTGATTGCTGGTGACCACTCCGTAACACTTTCTTGGTCAGACCAACGAACCAAAAGCGGGTTGACGGACGTTGATCCAATGTCATTTGTCCCAAAGCACAGCACAAAACGGCTGGCATCAGAGACAAGGAAAAAGATTTGAGACAGAGGAACACTGCTTGCCCCACTTAGCTGCGACACCAATACGCCACGGGGGGATATTGATTGTGTACCGGACTGACTTCCCGAAGTGTTAATGAGCGCCCCGGCGGGGGTTGCGGACAAATTAAACGTGGTGGATGACACATACCGGGTGTAGTAGGTTGTGCCTACCAGCAGACCTGTGGGCAGTGCGCCAGTGGTTTCAAAGACAATGGCGGTTTTATCAGGGAGCGCAATGGTAGAAGTGACAACGCAGGGAGTTGCAATGGTCATGCTAACGGTAGCGGCTTGGTAGCCGATAGTGGCATCCCAGTAGTACAGCGGCCCACCCCTCGGGCCGTAGATCAGGTCTTCACCAAAGTTAAATTGGTTCCATATCCGGATAGCGTCCGAAGAAGTGGCACTATTTCCCCAAGTACCAGACCCCCAAGCTCCAGAACCCCAGCCCGACTGCGGCACAGCGTAAGACGGGCCTGTATTGATCTGGTACACAGCGTAAACTGTTCCGCCGCCAGAAGCGCCAGATGTTGCCGCAGATGCAGCGGTGATGGTGTATGAGGTGGTGCTGGATGTGGTTATCTTGTACTCACCAGAGATGGTTATGCCACCAACGGCGGTAGCACCTGTAAACGTCACGAAGTCGTTATTGATGAAACCGCCCGTGGCGTCCGTGACTGTGACCGTAGTAGACAGGTTGATCGTTGTAAACGGGTTGGTGAGCGTGTGGACAGTCTGGGTGGGGGTGATGTCGTAGTAAGCACCGCCATTGGATATGTAGAACTTGAGATTCGTCCCCACCCCAATCAGGTTCTGGAAGCCAAAGGTGACCCAGTTCCACAAAGAACGGCAGACGCCCAAGAACGTATTGGCAGATACACGTACCCAGCCGCCTATCTTTTCAGGCGTACCTTGCCGAAACCGGACGTTATCCGACTCGTAAAATCCGCCCTCGTTCGTGTAACGGGTGTTTTCACGATTCACGCCGGGAGCCAATTTGATCTTTTGTAAACTCATGGTACAATCTCCGAATCGTCATTTATTTGGAGAACATTGTGTATATTTACATTTGGAAAGATGCTTTCAGCGTCCCATTTTACGTTGGCTTTACCAGAAACAAACGGCGCACCAACCCTAGAAACAACGGGGGACGCAACTGGCTGTGTAAACAAAAGTTGACCGCAATTGGAGTGGAGCGCGTTATTGTTGAATTGCGTCCTGTTTTTTCCGTAGAAGAAGGTATCGCGCTGGAACGCAGCCTCATTGCAGAATACGGACGGATTCAAACTCAAAACGGACCTCTTACCAATCTGACGTCTGGTGGCGAGGGTAGTCATTCTTTATCCCCAGAACATAAGCAAAAGTTGCGAGAAAGAATGCTTGATCCACTGCACCCCATACGCAGTCTTAAATCCCGTGCAAAAGCAAAAAAACGCATGAACGATCCTGATGTTAAAGCCAAGTTTTTAGGCGATAACAACCCAGCAAAAAAGCTAGAAGTTCGTGCCAAAATTAAAACCGCATGGGAAAACCCAGAATTCCGCGCTGCACGGAGCAAAGAACGACTGGGAGTCTCTAAAAACTTTTCGGAAGAGGACTTAAAAAGAAGGGCCACAGCATTAAAAGAAAACCCCAACATGAAAAGCTGGAGTGAACGCAATGGGAAAGATGCTGACTTTGACGCTAAACGAATTGAAGGCATCCGCGCTGCACAACCTAAAAGAGCAGAGAAAATGCGCGACCCTGTTGCTCTTGCCCAACGCAAAGCAAGGCTTAGTGCAACACTAAACTCACCCGAACACAAAGCCCGTAGAGCCGCCCAGAACACGCCAGAATACCGTGCTGCTGCATCTGCTGCTAAGAAAGAATACTGGGCAAAGAAGAAAGCTAACATTTCATCCTAAGATAGGAACAGAGCGCGTTCGTCGTTTCTGCGCTTGACTAGCCCCGGAAGGATTTTACCCCCACCCCGTGTAAACTTCAAGAACTCATCAGCCGCTTCAGGCTCTCCCCGAAGAACCTTCTGACGGAGGGTGCTACGCTGTACGCCTCCCAGACCGAGATTAAAAGCAAAGCTGACAAGAGCGTCGTTTTGGCCTTGGGTAAGAACCACAGGAAAAAGTTTGGCGACCCCAACCTCAAATCGGCGGAGATCAGCACCAAGGATTCCATCTACTTCGGCTCCTGAAAATACGCGGTTATCTTCCGCTTTAAGCGGGTAAGCATCTCTTTGATCCAGTGGTAAACGACCTTGATCGGGGTATAAAACATGACCAACTCCTACAGTCCAGAGCCGCGCTGGGCAGCGGTACGGTTTAAATCTCACACCCTCGTGGTGCTTGATCATCTCTTTGCATCGCGCAGAGACTTTCATTTCTTGCTAAACGCTTGGCTTCCAAACCAAAAGCTGATCACAGATGCCCAGATGATCTGAGTTTCATCGTCCCAAATATTGTCTAGCATGACCTGAAAATCTACAGCATGGTGCCAAGCGTAAACAAACCCGGCTACGTCTACAAACACCAGCAGCAAGAACAGGCCATAGGTGATGATGGGCCTGACGCCAGCACGGAGATTTACCATCCACTGACTTGCACCTTGACCAATGGCAATGTCGTGGGCGTACAAGGCTGTACGCTCGGCTGATGCTGCCTCAATCATCTGGCCTTCTACTCTGATCTCTTCTACCCGCTGTTGAGCCTCAAAGCCCGCTTTACGGAGTTCCAACTCACGCTCAATCTGCAACTGGGCCATTGCCATCTCATGCTTCTTGTCAGCACGGTCCTGAAAGAACCCAAGCAGCTTGGGTAGGCCACCGGCAAGGAAGCTAACCAGTGTAGTAAGCAGAGTAATCATTTTTCTTCCTCATCATCATGAGACAACTTGACGCCTGCCAACAGCCCAATAAAACCGCCAACAATTGTCTGAAAAGCTGGGCTAATCAACTTAAAAATTTCCGAGTTGTCCACTTTTTCATCAAACAGGCCAATCATTAAAACCGCTACCATGCCCATAACGACGATGCACAAGGTGAAGCTGACCATCAAAGTTACTGCAAAAGTGAGTTTGGCTTTCATTTGTCCCGCCTATTCCACATTTCAAATAAAGCCTTGATCTTCTCTTCTAGTACCGCCACGCGCAAATCCAACTTTGCCAAGACGATAATCAAAGTGATCAGCGCCAGCAGGATCGGCCATGACTTGGACAGGACTTCAAATAAATCCACATCATCGCCCAAATGTCAAAGAGGCATAAACGATGGCTGCCATACTGACGATCAAGACACCCGCAGTCTTCATAATCACACCTTCGAGCCGCTTGAGCCTAGCATTGATCTGTGCATACCGTTCTGCACAAACGGCCTCGTGAGAGGTAAACCGGATATCAATATCGCTCATGGTGCGTCCGGCCATGTGATTGTCCAAGGAAACCCTGCTTGTGCAGTAATATCGCGCAGTGCTTGGCGGTAGGTTGCCCATGCAAAGTCTTGGGGCAGGTTGCTCTCCAGTGCTTTGATGACTCGCCAGTCGCATTCCTTGAGCTTGTCATCTCGGGTTTGACGAACAGACTTGGCTTGCTCTGCGTCTTTCATGGCCTTGTATGCGGCCTCTTGCTCGGCAGCAGTCTTAGCTGGCTCGGTGTCTGTTGCTGCTGTGTCGGTGAAGGTAGGCCCAGCGATGTACTTGGTGTACCACTTGCCGTCAAGTTGCTCAACCCCGCTACGCTGGCTGTACTGATACGGCGGTGTGGTTGTGGCTTGTGGGCCTTCCAGCACGATGTCGCCACCGTATTGGTTGATAAATTCCTCGGTCAGCGGTGTACCAAAAACGGCACCCTGCGTCTGGGCGTAAGTACGGAACTCGTTGTCAAATACAACTGAGCCTGATTCTCTGATTCGGATTTCCATGATTACTTTTTCCTTTCGTGCCAGCGTGTGCCGGATGCTCGTTTAGAAAGATTTAAAGGGCCGTTCACGACTTCCCATTCCGGCTGAAACTTCTTTAATGACCCCCAAGAACTACCAAACCTAACCAGAGCTTGGTCGCGTGTCGCCTCGTTTTCAACAGCCCAATCCAAGGCTTTAAATAGATTTTGTCTTGCAATCTCAATTTGTTTTTGCCTAGCTTGCTCCCAATTAGGCTCATGCCCATTTGCTTTGCGTGTTGCAACAGCTTTTGCCCTTACTTCAGGCGTAGCCGCTTTTGTGCATCTGTCTGCAATAACCTCCGGGGTTTGCAGCCAAACTTGGTGTTTTTTTGCACTTTCACTTTTTGACAAGCCTTCTTTAATTCTTGCTTTGGCTTGCTCTGATGTTTTTTTCCCCCGCCTAGCATTACCCCATTTGCGTTTAGTTTCTTCAGAATGTTTCTGACCAAGAAACCCACCAACAGAGTTTTTGTGCGCGTTATATAACTTACCTGTGTCAAAAGTAAAATCCAAAACAAAAGACTCTAATTCATCCAATGTTTCAGATTCAGAGGGCCACACAAGAGCAAAATCAAACTCTTTTTCTGTCCGTGTACTCCACGAATGTTGAAGCCGTGGGTTCATGTGCCGACCCGCTCTTAAGTCTGATAAATGCCTACGGCGGCGAGAAGACCAGTCTATGGTGCGTCCGTAATAGACTACACCTGTAGATAAATTTTTAATGTGATAAACCCCGCTGTTCATGTCTAGGCCACCGCAAGGAAAATGTAGGAACCGCCATTTGCATTAAAGTTGGCATCGGAGCTAACCAACTGGAAACCCGTTGTTACGGTGTAAACGTTATTGGCATTTACTTCGGCAGCAGTGCTATTTAGGCTTAAATATGGGTCAGTGCCAGAAACCATACCACGGGCAGTATCTACTACGCGCCAATCACCAGTAGAGTCAGTGCGTTTGATGAGTACAAACCTTGCTCCAGCCGTAAATCCACAGTTAATGGTCTGGGTTGTGCCGTTGCCTGTGTATGAGCCTACTTTGGAAACGCCTGCACAAGTGGCGAAGAGGTATGCTACGTAAGTACGGGTATTAAAATTAACACCGTTATCCAGAGAAATTGTTGATGCTGTGGGGTTGTACACGTAGTTACCTCCCCCGTCTGTCAAGGCTGCTGTCGTATTTAACACGCAATAGTACCCGCCGGGGCTAACACCAGTATATGCAGCAAACATTGCAGCGTTTTGTACGTACCATAGTGAACCAACATTTCGGTCTTTAACTATTGCCAACTCTGGTGCTACACCAAGGTTGTGAGACAAACTCCTTGCAGCCCCCGTCCCTGTATAGCAAACCTCATCAAAGAAGCCGGGGGCGCGGCGGAAGTTCCAAGATTGAATTGTTGACGCAACACCAGTTGAATTTAACCAACCATCTTGATAATCAAACTTAAAGTCTGCTCTGGCGACTTCAGCACTAGTAAGGTTTGGATATAGTTCTTGAGCACCTCGTAAGCGGTCACCTAATGACCAATCATATACACCCGCTGTATATTTAAAAAATCCAAGGTCAACTGGGAAGCCAGCATTAAATCCCGGAGGATTGGGAAGCGTCCCACCTGATGAATCTAAAGCAAACACACTCGTCCCCAGCGTAGGCACTTTCATCGGGCCACGGCGTATGGCTATGTAGATGACATTGGCACTAGAGCCAAACAAATCACCGGGCGCAATAAAACCTGTGGCGGCTGGCTTAAATAAATAAGAGTTTGTTGATGCTTCTGCATTAGCTGAATTTGTTAGCAAATAATTATTTACAGTTTGGGCAAACCCGCGCATTACATCGTATATATACCAACTACCGGAAACCGATGATGGCTTAATTAAAAGCCACTGCGCTTCGTATCCTAGATTTATTGTTTGTTCAGTTCCAACCCCGCCTTCTACATAAGACCCACACGAAATCACATTGTCCGTACCCGTCAGGCCAAAGCCGCCTGCGTCATGGGCAAAGAGATAGGCTACGTAAGTAACGCCGTTGGTGTTCAAAGAATTAGACACCGTAAAGACGGTGGATGTTGGCACTACTACGGTTGCGCCATTACCCCATAAATCTTGACCACCATCGGAAGCCGCTGCTGTACTTTGCAACGCAAGCGTATTATTGTTAATTGGGCTTACGCCGCTGTGGTAAACCGCCCACGGACCTGTAGTACTTGTGCGTTTAGCAATAACGCATCCGGGTACTGAGCCAAGATTATGTGAAATGTTTCTAGGATTTGTCCCATCCCCCGTATACGTCACAACATCAAAGAACTTTGGCTGCTCTCGGAATGTCCATGAGACGTAGGTTTCGTTTGCTCCGTTATCATTTACATTACTATTGCTACCAATAGAAAATCCATTTGAGTTAAATGAAGTTATAGAAGTTGATAATGTGGACTCGGCGGAGGTTGTGTTAGAAGAAATCCGCTTGGTATTTCCTCTAACCGTATCTGATAGCCAGTTGTTGTATGCGGTGGGCGCTCTACATTTAATCCAAACCAACCCACCCTTACCAGACAAATCAATGTTGTTGGTGATGGTCTGTGTAGAGCCGTTACCCGTATAAAGGTACGTGCTGAACACATCCTCAATGTAGTTAGGCGATAGTCCCGCCGTAGGCCAGACACCTTGCTGTTGGTACTGCAACTGCTGGTCAAGCGTCCAGATACCCGGCGCAGCGCCAGTTTGGTACGGCCCAGTAGGAGTCGCTGGGGACTTTGTGATGACCCCGCCCGGATAGCGTTTACTCATGCTGGTTCCAATTGTTTGATTTTTGCAGCGATCACTGCTGTAGATGTGTCTCGGTCAATGCTCAAGTAGCCTTTGCACACGATGTTGTAGTCTACCCCGTTGGTATCCTTCTCGCTTTTGATGGGAACCGAAATGTCAAGGTTCTTGAACAAAAACTCTTTGCCGTTCTCAAAGACCCGCCAAACGTGATCCATCGTGCCGCGACCAGCTTGGCCGCGAGACTTGTTGAACCGGATTTGGTACGTGTTCATATCACTTCAGCGGGGCAGGACTGCGGCTGGGGGATTACCGTCAAGTTGAAATGAACAAACTTGATTGGCAGGTCAGCGGCATGGCGTGTAAACGAGTGCATCAGCCATGAGTTGGCAAAGATCATCATACCGGGTTTGGGCGTGAAATTGATCATCTTGCTGGCGGCTGTTGCCATACCCATGTCTTGCTCTGGAAGATCAATCTGCACCTTGGCGGCACGGGGGTCATGGAACACAACGCGAGAGCAGTTTTCTGGTGTTTCAAGGAAGTAGAAGCCCACAATCTGTGAGCCAAACCCGTGAACGTGAGCGTCCATTGCTGAGTGCTTGTGGTGCTCTTGCGTCCACATTTCTGTAAACTGCACGGCCTTGTCCTGCATGGCGTAGCCTTGCTCATTAAGGATGTTCCAAGCCGTAGCCCCGACAAACTCAGAGAACTTAGCCATGCGCGGGTCACCAAAGTAGTTACCCGTCATGTACAGGGGGTAGATTTCATTGAGCGATTGAGTCTTACGAGATTCCGCCAAGGCTTCTTCAGAGATAGACGCAACAACTTCTAAAAAGTCAGGGCGGTCAATCAAATAAATTGGACAGGGGAAGTGGTGAGCAACCTGTAGTTGTGTTTGCAGAACGACTTCAGCCACTGACTCGGCAGCTTTGCATTTTTTGACTACCTTGCTCATAGTGCAACCCAATCCCATGCAAAGAAATCAAACTTGTAATTGCCTTCTGGACGCACCGGGGTTTCTTTCCAATTCGCATCTGCCCCACACCAGAAAACAAGTTTGCCCTCTACAAATGCGGGCCGGGGGATAGGCGGCTGCATTGTGCAAGTTGCCTCGTCTAAAGCCCATGCCGACCAGTTAGATGCTTGTGGGCGGTCATTAAACGCAGTGACTACAGCCTGTTGTTTGGCAGTCTTTTCTTCCATAGTCAGGTCACGCACTGTCCATACATCAGTCCACACACCGTCTACTTTGGCGTAGATAGCCTCGCCGCTTTCCAGCATTTGATACACGCCGGGTACAGGCCGTTCAACGCGAGTAAATGGTTCCCAGTGTGTTGGGACTGCGCCAAACGCTTGAATGAGGTTGTCCTCAAGTGCAGGGTGATTTTTAGTCACGCCATTTTCTGTTTCAATATACAGCTTCATTTATGGACTTCCTGTACACGTTGATGGGAATGAGCGCGTTGTGCCGGGCCAGATGATACGGACTGCACCGGAACCACCACCACCCCCACCGCCGTTAGCGTGAGACCCTCCAACACCACCAGCACCGACAACTACCGTATAAGAATTCCCCGGAACAACGGTGTAGTTGTTTTTATAGCCAAGGCCACCACCAGACCCGTCTGCACTAAAGCCAGAACCGCCAGAACCACCGCCACCCCCGAAAGCACCACCAGCACCACCACCACCGCTATAGCATCCGCTCGGAGCGCCGCCATTTCCACCACGACCGCCCCCAGTTGTTCCACCAGAGCCGCCTGTTCCGCTACCGTTATATGTGCCACTTGCACCCGCAGTGCCGCTTCCAGATGTTGTACCACCACCGCCGCCACCGCCGTTGCCCAAAAATAATGCCCTAGCACCGCCAGCGCCGCCACCGGAGCCACCACCACCACCGCCACCGCCAGCGCCAATCGCCCCCGCAGCACCATTAGCGCCTTGCCCAAAAATATCAACTCCACCACCGCCAGCACCTGTGTACGGCAAGTATCCACAGCAATACCCGTTGCCATACGCGCCACCACCACCGCCACCGCCGCTACCAGCAAATCCGGGGCGACCAATATTTCCATTACCGCCAGCACCCGAATAACCGCCAGCACCGCCGCCAGCACCAGAACCAGTATTACCCCCCACACCACCGCCATCCCCTGTGAATGACCCCCCAGTACAAGCAACAATATTTCCACCGCCGCCTTTTACAACACAAGTAGAAACAAAATACGAATTACCGCCGGGTTGACCTCCGGTGTATACAATACCACCACCGCCGCCGCCAACAGCAACTACCGATACGGAAGTAACTCCAGTAGGTGCAACCCACGAATATGTGCCAGCAGTTGTATAAGATTGTGAACCTGAAGCGGCAGATGTTGTTATAGAGTTACTTGCCGCACTTGCAGGGCCAGTACCTCCGGGCGTTGCCCCGGTTACGACAAATGTATAGGACGTACTTGCGGCAAGACCGCTAACCGTAATAGGTGATGCGCCTGTTCCTGTAAAGCTGCTAGGAGTTGATGTTGCTGTGTATGTAACCGAGCCTGTACCTGCGTCAGTTGGCGCTGTATATGTCACCGTAGCGGTTGAAGATGTAACCGCAGTAGCAGTCCCAATCGTAGGAGCGCCGGGGATTCTGGGCCAAACACTTGCACCAACCGACTGCATCTGCTGGGTAGCCGTCCAGATACCTTTAGCCGTGCTGGTTGACGTTGTTGGTGCAGTGGCAGAGATGACCCCGCCTTTGTAGCGCGTACTCATGGTGCTACCTCTAAGTAATTACTTCATAGCTGATTGTGTAGGTCAACGCGCTTGCTGTTCCCGAAGTAATGGAGATGGAATTGCCCTCCATCAGATAAACAGCGGTTGTTTTGTCAACGGCAATCAGCGAGGCATTGGCAGGCACAGACACTGCTGACACGATAGGGTAAGCCGTGCCGCCAGAGGGTGCAGAGCCTTGGGCTACAGCGCCGTTTGAGTACACCGCCACCGTAGCATTTGCCGCAGACGCTGTGGTGTTAGCCACCACAATCTGATTGATCTTAAACACCGTACCGCTGGATGCGGCGTTAGGCACAAGAACAACTGCGGATGTGCCGCTAGGTACGTAGTAGGTTGTCGTCCCAATGATTGAGGTGACATTTACAATATTTGGAGAACTCATGGTATTTTCCTTAGAGGCCGAAGATCATTGAGAAAGCGATTGCTTGGCCTTTAGTAGCGCCAGTTGCAGCAGGTGCTTGGAACGTGGGGGCCGCGCCTGAGTTAGCAGTTAAGACATACCCTGCTGTGCCTGCGGCAGTTGAAGTAGGAGCGGCCCCTGCACCACCACCAATGACAACACCGTACTGAGTCAGCGCACCTGACGATGCTAATGTGCCAGATGCTGTGTAGGCTAGAACACCACCAGATGTTCCTGCGGTTAAGCCTGTGCCCCCAGATGCCACCGGCAGAGCCGCGCCGAGGGTCAAAGCGGAGAAGTAGTTTTCGGCAACATAAATTTCACTGCCATCACTGAACAATGCAATTCTGGCTGCGTTGGGTATAACAACTGTATTTGTTGCTCCTGCCACCTTAACTGTGATTGTGCCCGATGTTGTGGCATTCCAAAAGAAAAACATCTTGGCTTTAGCTGCGGGAACAGTTACTGTACCCCCGCCCGTATTAATTACCTTGATGTAAATACTGCGAGCTACCCCCGTTGTACCGTCAGGGATGGTTAGTGTATCTGTGCCTCCGGTGGCTGAATATGACTGATAGCCCAAGGCTTCGTCGAGCATGTTGGTGATGTTGCTGTTTACAACTGTGCCCCAAGTACCCGATAACTCTCCCGTAACAGGTAGGGCCAGAGCCAGATTTGTACTGTATGACGTTGCCATTAAATTCTCCTAAGTCG